CTTGTAGTCTGGCAAGTTTAACTTCGACCATCGCCAGACATGCTTGGTGGTCTGAGATTGGAGTTTCGAGCATTTGCTGGAGTCGTAATGCGATTCGAGTCTGCTTGATACGAGGATGACAATATATTCGTCCTCGGTCTCCAATGATGTCAGTAGCTGATAATAGGACTTCACTTGCTTTCACACTCTCACCCTTTCTTTGGTCTCGTAGTAATCTCGAACTGCCTTGCGGCCTTTGAGGTATCCCACGCGAATGCCGACAATACGGCCTAGATGAAAATATAGTGCTGATAAGACAATCATTGCAAGAAGATCGCCTAGTGATGGATCGAACATGTTGAGCCTTTCTATCAACGCCCTTCGTTAATGGCTCTACTGTCTCATGACCTAAAGGGGAATTTTCAGAGATTTAGATAACGAAACGGTAACGATTCTATGTCATCAATATGGTCATCGATGTCTCTGTCTAGCTCGTTATCTAGGTCGTCCATACCGCTTGCCCGAGACTACGAAAGTCCCATCCTTTTCGAGATAAATTAAATCAACCTGCACGCTCTTACCCTCGACGTACATGATGGCGAAGCATTGCTGCCAGTTAGCCGATCCCTTTGTGTAACTAGCCTTGCTAAAGTCCATAAGGTTGCCTACTTCTACACCATGCAGAACACGCCCTATACGGCCACCAGACGCCTCTGAGAAGGACGATCGCCCTGCCCTGTGTGTGTGTCCAGAGATAACGCTCTTACCGTGCCTACGGGCTGCCTCAAGGGCTGAAAGACCGCCCTGAGACTTGATAGGGGTATGGTCGCCGTGCACTGCAATCCAGTTAGGCGCGATATTGTATGGCTTCTTATGGAAGGTTATCCCTAGTTCATCAAGCTGCATAAACTTCTCAAATCTAAGTTCCGGCAATGAAAGGAATGACGGGATCTTACGCATGATTTGCGTGTATAAGCGGTCTGTGTGATTAGACCGAATCATCTGTGTTACTTGTAGGTCGTAAAGTACCTGAACAGCTTCATCGCGATCATCTCCCAGAGTCTGTTCATAGGCTTCTGGAGTCCCTTCTGACCACTTGCTAATTGTGTTGAAATCAATCTCGTCACCTATTGTGACTACTTCGTGCGGCTTAAACTTGGTAATGAATTGTGCTACATTCTTGACTGCGTGTCGATCATGAAAGGGAACCTGTAGGTCACTCACTATGACTATGCGCTTCATCTAATCCTCGTCGTCGTCCTCATAGGGTAAGCGATCCACTCGGTCAGGGAGCGCAGGAAGTAGCCAGTCAGGGTAAGCGCCTCGTTCCGTAATTATCCCTAGGCATAGATCGACTGCAAAGCCTGCACGTCTTAAGGCTCTGTAGAACTCATGCATAGAAATCGCATAGGCATCTAGTGCGCTATACGTATCGAGATCGATGACTTTCTTCTTTGCCATGTTGAAAATTATCGCTCAAGAAGTATGTTGTAAATCTCATCGACACGCGAGTTTAGTCTCTTAATTTCGCCAAGCAGATGAGTAATGACGTAACCTGCCAGCCCACCAATGACGGCAAGGCTTGCAAAGTAAAGTGTCATTAAGTCCGATGTGCTCATTTCTTAGGTGTCGCGTATCCAAATACTCCAGCTACGACTGAGCCAAGAATGGCGCGATAGTCTAGAGAGAAGTTAGATGTAGTACCCCATACGCATAAGAATGCGCCTACTGCGATTATTGCTGGATGCTTCATGTTCATTTATTTTCCACCTATCATCGGGATATTGAACCAACTAGAGTCTTCATCGCCCTTGATAGTAAAGCTGACGTGCGCGTGATGATTATGCTTATTGATCCCATCATAAGGACGCCAAGACCAAGCCTTCTTAGATGAGGCGATGCGACCATCGAAGATGATGTAACTGATTCTCTTATCGCCAGACTTTGCAAGGAGTCGAATCTGATCGACCAAGTCAGGCATGAGATCGGGCTTCCGGCCTTTCCCGTAAAGGCCGCGGTCAACATCGATGGCACGAACCCATCCTTGTGCATCTGGATTATGATCAGACTTGCGCGCAGCGTGTCTTGTATCGCCGATCCAGCCGTCCGAAGCTCTATCTCGATCTGGGAATGCATCATCGATCTGCTCTCTAAGCTGGATCGCTGAGTGACTTAAACGCGGCTTCACAGTCTGCACACTCCCATCGCTTTAGATCATTAAGTAGCAAAGAATCATGACCGCATTCAGGCATAGGTGCAATGAATGCATCATCAATAGGATCGTAGGTATAACCAATCCCTGCATAGTTAAATCGTATTTTGTTGTTATAGCTTGTTTTTACCCATGTACCACCAAGATTATCGATAAGCCATTGATATCCTTCGTCACCTACTGGATCGTTATTGTCCCCAACTAGGACACGAATAACTTTAGAGTCTGCGTCAATCTCTGCCCAATGACTCATACTGCATACCTCACAATAACAATTCCTGAACCACCTGTGCCGCCTGTATATAGCTGAGTGTTAGCAGCGCCACCGCCGCCACCCGTGTTTGTAGTTCCGTTTGCGCCGTTTGCAGTTGCAGAACCTGCACCACCACCGCCAGAACCACCAGTTCCAGCAGTAAATCCAGGTCTAAATCCACCGCCGCCACCGCCACCAGCGTAATAACCACTCACACCAGTTGAAGTTGCTGAAGCCCATGTTGAAAGTGAATTAGAACCTGCACCACCATTACCTGATGCAGAAGCACCGCTTGCTGCTGTGCCAGCACCTCCTGCGCCGCCACCACCACCGCCGGGATAAGGTGAAGCTACATATCCAGCATTACCAGCACCTGCATTACCCTGTGAAGGCGATGTGCTCGGAGTATTACCTGCACCACCATTTGTAGTTCTTGCACCTTCACCTGCACCACCACCGCCAGATCCGCCAGCAATACCATGACCAGATCCAGTATCAGTACCGCCTGAAGCGCCGCCACCTGCTGAAGTAATAGTGCTAATAGTTGAATCAACGCCAGAGGTAGGATTATTCGCACCTGTTGTGCCTGCACCACCACCGCCTACTGTTACTGAGTAGTTTGCTGCGCTTAAAGATAAAGCGGCTGAACGATAACCGCCTGCGCCGCCACCGCCAGAGTTAGCTCCACCGCCACCACCGACAACCAATACATCACAAGATAGAGTTCCACCAGATACGCCTAGCGTTCCGTTACCAGTAAATACTCGGTAATTGTAACCGCCAGAAGTGTAAAGCGTTCCGCCTGTTACTGTGAGTGGCGGTACTGGTACGCTGTAAAGGCTAATAACATTGTTAAGCATTATCCAATGGCTCCGACAACGTACCACGCATCTGTGCCTGTTTTGATACAGGCGGCTGACTTATATTGAGCGAGGGTAGGTGCGGCAGGTACTGCGCCAGCTGAAAGGATTGTAGTCGTGCCGGAAGTAACGGCAGAAATCGTGCATGTGCCAGCGCCGATATTAAGAATGTTCAATACAGTACCGATAGGGAATGCTACTGAAGCGTTAGTAGGGATCTTATAGGCGATCGCTGTAGCCTTGTTCATGAGCTCTAATACCTGATAGGTATCGGCAATGACTGCCGTGTAATCCGCAGTCTGCGCTGCGTCAATAGTAAAAGCAACTAACGAATTATAATCTGCCGCTGTGAAGATATCTCCCGTAACGGCTGGAAAGCCTACTGTCATGATTTTCTCCTAGTATCCCATAATGGATTGTCCGATTATACCGTAAGTCGATGATCCGATGATGAATCCCTCGACTATAGGCTCAAGTGTTGTAACTGTGCATTTCATGCTGTTAGGGGTTATATCCCATGCCAAGCCTTGTACCTGCAAGGTCTTGACGATTGTTGAACCATCTGGCTGGACGTTAGTGATCTTGACGTTATCAAAGTAATCTAGACCGATCATCGTGTTAGTTGGTACTGCTGTATCGAGTAGATCAACTGTCATGGCATCAATGCGGATCGTAGTCTCAGCTCTAGTTGCTACATATATCTTGGCGATGTCTAAGACTTGAGCATCCGTCTCAGGGATCATCTCGGTTACTGTCATGCCATGAGGGAAATACTTAGCGGATGAAGTTGCATCTGTTGCAGTCTGGGCTGATCCACCGACGCGTGTCATGCTGGATTGGTTCACAATAAGTTTATCGTCAAAGGCGTAGCGAAGGTCAGAATAAGGAATGCCTGTAGTCTGATTAAACTCGATAGGCGTAGCCGCTAAAGATCCCACGACATCCGTGCGATCCTTAAACTCGGCAGTGCCATCTGTGCGAATAAAAAATGTGCCTTGCTCTGCGAACTCTGCCGCTTTAAGAGCTGCTAGGGATGTGCGAGACGTTCCTGGATCGGCTTGAACTGTGGTTGATCCCGTGTCAATAATACGCATAGATGTTGGAAATGAGACTTGATCTAGGATCTTGCCGATACGAGTGCCAGTAGTCTGGCCAGCAGTTGCATCTGTCACTGTAGCGACGTTAGCCATCTGAAATAGTCTAAATGCATCCGAGCAGACGATATCAACATAACCTAATTCTTGGGATGTTGGATAAGAATATTTGTATGAATCCACATAGCCTGAAAATAAGAATTCCTGCGCTGTGGAAGTAGTGGCAGCTACACGGATCTTTCTCAATGGAGTTAAATATCCATAGTAAGGACTTGTCACGTTCTGTGGGTTGAAGGCGCCTGTCTGATCAATAACTCTGACTGTGCATGTGCCAGTCTCATAAGTATCACGCATGATATTACGGCCGCGGCTGATCTTGATCGACCGAGTAACATCGCTGAGATCAACTACTGGATCCGGAACTTCTGTAGAAGCAAACTGAGACACTCCGATAACGCCGTATTTAGCATCGCCCACAGTAAACGGATACCCGAAAGTAGCACCTTGGCTAAAGTCAAATGAGACCGAAATTGTGGCAGGTAAACTCATATTGCGATAGTACCCTGCTTATTGCCAAATCTATTAGTCTGGCTAAATGATCCAGAAAGTGAATCATTGATCTGACTATCGCGGATCGCTCCACCGACTGTCTGGCCATCAAGCTCTACTACGATGTTAATCGCTGCCTGATTGGCTGCCGTATAAGAGTTAAGTGCAGCAGCTAATTCCATCTGTGCATCTGAGAAATTGGATGATGGGGCAACTGGAGCCGTGCCTACTGATCCAATGGCTACGCCTAAAGAAGCGGCTGTGTAAGTGACTAGGTCTTGAGGTACAGTCCAGTTACGATAAGGATTAGGGGCCTCTGGAGTAGCAAGCAAGGCTGCATTTAGTTCATTCTGGCGCTTAACCGATGCCTCTAGTTGACTTGCTAACTTTGTCGCTGCGGTATCATTCTTATCAAGAATAGCTAATTGCAAGTTAAGAGAAAGGCGATCTGTTTCGCTTATCTGACCTTTTAGTGCAGCCGTGATATTAATGCGATCAAGTTCTAAAAGACGTGCAGCCTTTTCAAGCGCTGTCTTCTTCTTTGTGTCTGCGAGGGCTTTAGTCTGTAACGCCGCCAATGCTTTAGCACGCTTGAGTGCATCGGCTTCTGCCTTCTTACGGGCTGCATCGTTAGGGTCAATATATCCTGGGCCTAGTGCTGAGGATGGATAGCCGCCCATCCCTGCAGTGCCTCGGGCAGCTGCTCCTAATTTATTGAAATAATCAATACCCTGAAAAACAATCCCAGGTGTACCACTTAGATATTTTTTAATAAAGTCTTGGTTTTTAGTAATAAAATCTAAACCTGGAATTGCTTTGACTTTATCAATAAGAGTAGCCACGCCATAAATAGCATCCGAGATATAGGTGGCAAAATCTTGCATGGAATCAGCAAGCGGCTGGATGGTGTTGCCTTCACCTGCAAGTAATGAAAGGCTATCGACTAGGCCCTTACCAATAGTTTCTTGAGCTTCGCTTGATGCTGTTGCAAGAATCTGCATCTTGCCAGCATAAGTGTCGAGATAAGCAGCATTGCCGCCTTTAAATTGGTCTGTGAGTTTTGCTTGAATATCCGTAAAACTCATGGTCTTTAATTCAGCCTTGGTGAGTCCTAAAGAATACTTACTCAATCCCTTAGTCTGACCTAGGTAGGCCGCGCTCAAATCTGAAATTACAGTCTCGTAATCGATTCCGCTACCGCGTGAAATATCTAACGCCTGAGTGAGTAATTCTGTTGACTTCTTGACTGATCCTGTAGTGGTCAATAGTTTCTGCATGCTCGGACGAAGCATGTCATCCGTCACGCCTGAAGCCTTGGATAGCTGATTTATAAATTGCTCAATCGCTGGAGTTTCAAAGGCTAAGCCTAAGTTCTTCACAGATAAGGCAAGCTGTGAGGCAGCCTTCTGATCATTCATAAAGGCCTTGACTGATTGTTTACCAAAGTTAATAACAGCGGCCGTTGAAAGACTGATACCTGCCGCGCCTGCTAACTTGCTAAAAGACTTAGTAATTCCTTTGATGCCTTTATCGACATCGCCTAGGGCTTTCTTACCTTTGTTTTCGACAATTACGGGTATTCTTAATTCAGCCATTAGTTAGCACTTCCATTAAACTTAGCGGCTGCCTTTTCAAGCGCCTTAATAACTCCAGCCTTAGCCTTACCTTCATCTTCTTTGTAAGCCTTAAACATTGCGCGGCCTGCCATCTTTGCTGCGCCTGCTATGCCACCAGGCATCTTGGTGCTAAAGCGACCAGTAATTCCAGACTTGCGACCAGCGGTCTCATAAATCGCACCTGCCGCAGTCTTATTGTGAATTGATACGGTCGATGACCATCCTTCGCGGTTAGGCTTAGTAGGTGTCAACTTATAACCGATGCCACGTCTGACTTCTGTCGCGTCATACATTGGAAAGGTTGCCGTCTTAACTTCATGCTTGATAAAGCCAGAAGGCATGTCAGCATTTGAGGGCATAAAGCCTCTAGCCTTTTTAACTACAGGCTTGAGGAATCCGACCATTTCATCCCGTGTTGCTTTGTCTAAATCAGGAGAAAACTTCTTGAGAGCTTTGCGAAGTTCATTAGCGCCTTTTAGCTCTGTAGGCATTCGCTTGCTCCTTTGCTCGGTCTTTCAATGCTTTCAGTAACATCTGGAGCATTGATGGATCTAGATCCAATAAGAATTGTGGAGCGATAGCCGTCTCAATGCTCAACCGAGCTATGAGGTAGTGGATGCTATCGCTGCCTAGGCCAAAGGGCTAGACTCTGCAACCTCGACACTCTTTAAGGTATCGAGAAAGTCTGGGCCGAATGGCTTGACTGTGACTCCACTTAGTCGAAGGCCTTCCCACGACAACCAATAGAGATGTGACTGTTGCTCTAAATCGCGAAAGGCTTTGTGAAAGCCCATCTTAGCGTGCAACTCAAATGCATACTCGAGACGAGGTGTGATCTCAATCTCGGTAACGCTATTGTCTGTCATCGTTACTATTAACTTTGCCATGCTATGCCCCTTTGTTTAGTGTTTTAGAATGTACCTGTTGTGGCAACTGCTACTGTACCAGACACGTTCCAAGTAACAGACTGAGTAGAAAGATCGCCTACTGCGCCGTTAATGTCAGTCGTGTTATTGATAAGACATGTCATTGTGTAGAGAGGATTAGTAGCTGATACAGCTGTTCCCTTTTCCTGGAGTAGAACTACTGTGACGTTAGTTCCCCATGCAGCTTGAAGGGTTGCAAGGACGTTAGCTGACGCTGTGTCATTTAGGAAATCGATAGCCACATTCGAACTCTCTAGGCCCTTGACTTGCTTCTGGCCAGAGTCCCCCATGGCCGTGACCATTAGTTCTTCAAAGGTGCGGTTTAAAGTTACAGATGTAACGTGGTCTGATAGATCGACAGAGTTTACCTTCACGCCGACCTTGTTGCTCATAAATACAGCCATGAGATTATTCCTCGTCTTTCTTAGTAGTTACTGGCTTAGGTGTTGATGGTGCTACCTGCCCGATCTTGATCAGGAAGGCTTCTTGCTCTTTTTCCCACTCGGACATTTTAGCTCCAACTCGTTAGGACTGAGATATTGATATTACATGTAAGTAAATCACCTGAGACGGCATTGAGTACGGCTGGAGCCGATACGTCTGACACGTTGTAGGTGTATGAGGAAGCCGCGAGCAAGTTAAACACTCGAATCACGTCGTCCTCAATTCCATTGAGATTGCCCTCGTTATCGAGGAGTGGCACAAGAATGGTCACGACGAAGTGAGCCATTGGTGCGATGGTTGCATTCCATCCGTTAGATGGTGAGATATAAGGATCTGCTGGAGCGATGATGACGCTGTTCGCGATCGGCGTGCTTGGTGGAAAAGAAAAAACCGAATACTTTGTGTTATCTGTAAGAGCTGCTGCGATACCTGCGCGAAGTGTTGAAATGGCGGCCATTAGCCCACCATCGATCTCGGATCAAGATACGGGGCAAGCAAGCCACGGACACGAGCAAGCAAAGTGTTTCCCATGCGATAAGGGCTTGGCTGATAGCCATCAATGGTCACGCCGCCGCTTGATGGTGCTTGACGGCTTTGCCAGATGTCAATCGAGATCATGAGCGCAGCTTCTTGAATTGCCGGAATCGTTGTGTAATCGACTGTGGCTACTGCTGCTACCCGTCCAAAAGGAGTCACTGTATGTTGAGGTTGCGCTGTCGGACTGCCTGTAACTGCATAAGTGATAGATGTGTTACTCATGCCAGTGATTGCCTTGGATCCATTATGAGGTGCGCCGTTACCACTGATCGTTACAGTTTGACCGACATAAAAGACATCCTTGATTGATTGCTCAAAATACAATGTGCCTTCTGTAGTTGTATTACTGTGTCCGACATTAAATGTGTAGTTATTCCATAGAAAGGGCAAGAGTACGTCATCTGCGGCATCTACGACCTCGGTTAAAACGGCGTCCGAATACAGGCTGCCAATTCCAAGCGCCGTGCGTAATTCGGCGATCGTCGTGAGTGCCATGCTCTTATCCTTTCTAAAGACTGGCGGCGGAGAAGGGCACTCCGCCGCCAGCGACTTAAGGGTGGCTTACGCCTTGTTGTTCTTGAATGCGCCTGCTCCGACCTTGGTCGCAATTGCGCCGTAGCCGTAGTAGCCGATTGTGATCTGGCCTGCCGCTGTTGACTCTGCGCGTAGGCGGTATGTTGGTGACTCGTACCATGTGTAGGCGTCTGGGTTGACGATGAGGATTGATCCATCTGTGTCAGTTCCTGAGTCTGTGTTAGGTGTGACGTAGAGGTTAAGACCTGCAACGTTACCCTGTAGGGCTGTAGGTGTGACTGCTCCGCCTGCGTTCTGTGGCTGTGAAGCTGTGTAGATCGGACGTCCTGCATCATTGAGTGTCATGATGTTAGACCACTGTGAAGTGTTGACGATCATGTTGCGAGCAAATGGGTTTGCTAGGCCAAGTGTTGCGCCATAGACAGAAGCTGCACCGCGAGCAACTACTCCGAGGAGTTCTGCTGCTGTTGGATAAGTTGTTGTTGTAGTTGCATCTAGTGACGCACCTGTGATGATTGCAGCGTTAACTGCCTTATCCGTAGCCTTTGCGTATGCTGCGGCCATGTTACGAACAAGTTCATCGAAGAATGCTGGAGATGTACGATCTAGCAATTCTACTGAGAATGTCTGTTGTCCAGCATACTTCTTGACATCTACTGAAAGGAATGCAGAAGTCTGATCGGTGTCAGTAAATGCTGCATCTTCTGCTGCTACTGCCACTACAGGCATTGCTGTAATCTTTGGGATCTCGAAAGTCATGCCTGCATCTGGAAGCACTCCGCGTGAGATTGCTTCGATTGATGGGCGGATGGTTGTTCCGAGTGGGTTGATGATTTCAGACAGTTGACGTGTTGGTACGAGACCAGCGTTGTCAGTTGTGTTGTCTGCTGCTGCGATGTATTGACGTGCTGCATCGTCGCCCATTGCTGCGCGAATTGTGTTCTCAACGTACTTAGCCGCTGTTACTTCGATGCGTGGCTTTGTGTAAGCCATTGCTGTTACAGCAGGGCGAGCAGCTTCAACTGCGGCAGCCTCAACTGTTGGTGTTGCTTCGACTGCTGGAGTGTTTTCCACTGTGGCTGTCTCGCTTTCTGTTGGTAGGGTTTCTTCAACGGCTTCATCTTCAGACGCCGCGATATCGGTTACGGCGGCAGACTTAAAGGCTGCTGCCTGAACCAAACTTACTTCGAGTAGGTCAGCACTCGATACATACAGAACGCCATTCTTAGGCTTTGCTGCATTGACCATTACTCCGACAGAGAGACCTGTGCGGAGTTCTTCGCTAGCTTCGATGAGAGCATCTGTGCCACGGGATGATTTAGAAATCTTGAAAGATGCGAAAATCCCATCTTCTGTTTCATTAAAGAATTGAGCACGGCCAATTGGCTGCTTAGGATCGTGCTCTAGTAGGAGCTTCACTTTGCTTGAATCAGCGATGTTAATTGCGCCGCGCTCAAAGACAACTGCACCGGCGGAGGTGTTTCCGACCTCGCCGTCATATGGCACGATCTTGCCAGAGATAGTGCGTGCTGCGCTATCTGCTACAAGTTCTGCCGAGAATGTAAGCATCTCGCTCATATCATTCCTTCGCTTCCGTTAGGTGTTAGGTCTGTCATCTCCATCGCTTGCTCCTGAGTGATCAACTGGAGGTCGAGAAGTTCACGGATAACTGCTAATTCTTGCAGTGGATCGGTGCGGAGATAATTCTTGTCAATGTCAAATTTAACGATATTGCCACGAGCCGTAATGTCGTCCATCGATAGACGATCCTCAATGGCTGAGATAAATGGCTGTAAAGATAATGTTAAAAATTGACGGCGCTCATCGGTTACGTTGGCGTAAGTCATTGTGGTGTTCTGATCTGCTGAGACGTAATAAGGAGGGACGTTGCAAAGGCGAGCAATCTCAGTAGCAAGATTTTGAATTGCTTCGTTATACATCATGTCTTTAGGGCTAAAGCCTACTGTCTCATAATTTAGAGTCGAGGTTAAGTAAGCGGTTGAACGATTTTGACGAGCATTCTTAAACGCTGCTAAGAGTCCCTGTACTTCTGCTGGAGGTAGGTCTGCGCCTGTGTTCTTAAGGTAGCCAGTAGGCATCGGAGTAGCCGCGGCAATTACTGAGGCTTTCTGAATATCTAAAGCTGCACGAATTGTCGATGTGCCTGTGTTTAGGATGCCATCGCTTAATGATTGGAATGTGATCAGCGATCCAAGTCCATCCATCGGTAGCGTTGTGCCATCAACTGCGTAAGACTTGACGAATACGTTATCCCGATCGAGTGTTGCAGTTACTCGACTGTTAGCGATCCACTCAAATCGAGATGGGCGTCCGTCTTCTTGATAAGTTTCGACAACTTGCCAGAAGGCTTGTCCGTAAAATAGAAGTGAGTCGACTGTGTAGGCAATAGTTACTGAACGAGGCTGAGAGTATGAAGGCTGATCAAGCCATAGTGGCTTGCCTAATTCTTCGCCAGTTGATCGCTTGTATAATTCTAGTGGGATTGTGCCGATCGTTCCCGCCAAAAGGTTCCTGCACCTGGCTAACGCGGGCACGCCCATGGCCTCGGTGCGTCCGACGTAAGCGAATTGAAACGGCATCGCATAAGGCGAGTACTCACCGAGAACCTGCGGTGCGTATTGCGCTTCGACATTGGCCTTCGGTGTTGCACCTGTAAGGCGCGAGAGGATACCCATAGACCGCAATTATACACTACATGTTGTGTTATTCGGTGTATATAGCCGCTACCTGTTGTGGCTTTAATAGCATCGACACGACCATTGCTAGTGAGATCGGTGCAGATACATCACCAGCGCTCTTACGCTTTACTATGCGCCAGCTTGAATCGTTAGTCTTAGCCGCGCAGTTATTCATCTGCTTTATTAATTCTTCTTGCCCGTTATGGACTACTCGACCATTCACCATGCCATCAAGAAGATCAGAGCAAGCCTGATAGAACTGCTGGCCTGAGACGTCCTGAGTTATCTGTCCAGCATTAGCCAATCTTTCAGCAATTGATTGCGTCGTGTACTTGTCGTAGCAGATCATTCTTGGACGATATTGATCAGCCCATCCTTTAATCTCTGCTGCTATTTTTAAGTCATCGACTGAGACTTGCGACTCCCACGTCTGGAGAATCCCAACACCGATTCTTCCGTCACCCATAATTTGACCAGCAACGAGGCTCGCGTTGCGGCGAGATGGAGATACATCGAAGCCAAATACTGTATAGCCACCGATCGGGATTTGGAGCGTGGCATCGCTGGTCGCCTCAAGTACGCCATGAGGCCATGGACTCTGTAGAGAATCAATCCATTGGCATAGAAGTTCAGTCCTAATATCTTCAATCTTATTTGTCGCGACAGCTTCTTCAAGGGACTCCTCTGTGATTGTGTAAGAAAGGGCAGGATTGCTCATTGCCCATGCATTGCGGTCTGTGATCTTGCAGTATTGCGGTGCTGACCATTCGTAGAATCCAAATGACTTAGGCGGTGCAGATAAGGCTCTTTCTCTTAGCGTGTTAAGCGTCTCAGAGAAGGCGTCGCCAGCATTAGATGTAAGCAAGGTCTGTGCATTAGGTCTGGCACGAGTCGTAGGAATTGCAGCTGTGTAGCCATCCTTACTGATTTCTCGGACTTCATCGATCCAGAGAAAGTCTGCTGTGCGTCCACGAGATGAGTCACGAGTATCAGATACGAGGTCAAGTGTCGCCCCATTGAGCAGCTCTATTCGCTCACCGCCGTTGGCATATCGGATCGCTTTAGTTCCGGCCTTTAGGTGAGGAGCATTCTCGATGATCCATGCAATCTCTCGAAAGGTCATAAGGGCAGTCGCTCGATTAGAGCTCATGATTAGATGCTTAGTCTCGCCGCCATAGAACAAGCCCCAGATGACACGCATGCGGCCTAAATGAGACTTGCCATTCTGTCGAGCGATAAGACAGAGCGAAGTCTTGCGAATGTACATGCCTTTAGCGTCAACTCGCATCATGTCATCGAGCATCCACTTCTGCCACGGCAGTAACGGCATGCCAAGATCATCTGCAAGCTTGGCGATCTCATCTGAGCGTGTCTTGCCCTTAAGAAGTGGACTGTGAAGCCTTGCCTTGGTTGCCCCTCGTAGCGGCTGCTTACGAGCTGCCACTAGTCAGGACTGTCTGTGACTGGTCGGGCAGTAAAGGGACTATCCAGCATCGTTCTGGACTGCATCGGGTATATATTGCCAGA